GGTGCGTATTCGGGATGGGGACACTAGACATGGGTCCTCAACGACTCTTTTTCACTCCGCCGGCTGGTCCTCCTCTGGACTGTCCGGCACTGCGCCTGGGCGCTTCTTGCTTGGAGCCTCTTCGGCCAGTACCTCGCTCTTGCTCCGCAGGGCCGCGAGCCGTCCTGTTATCGACTCGAGTTGGTCCTGTGGCGACCGTTCCTCGGGTAGCGCCTCTCCGCGGAGGAACGCCATCATTCGTGGTTTGGACATCAGTGCGGCCGTTGCGTTTTGAGCCTTCTCCGCGAGTTGGCTCAGGCAGGCGTGGTAGTTCGCCAGATCCCTTTGGATCCGGACGTCCGACACACGCGTCGGCGCGACCTCTTCCCAACCCTTCATGATTGTCTCGAAGCATTGAGGTAGGAGCTGTAGATACTCCACCGTAGATACGTTGTTTGTCATGTTTGATTTCACGATCGTCCACTACACCGCCGCAGGGCTGAGCGTCTACATCGAGAGTATCGGTGTAAGGGCTCGGCTCCTCGTCACGACTCAGAGTCGTCGGTGACCAGGGATCGGAGCTGGACTCCAGTTCGGCTATGAGCACCCTAAGGGTCTCAACGTCAAAGCCTGTTCGCGCAGCTGTGACATGAATCATCAGCTCCGAATCTTTGGGGTCCTGGGGCCAGGCGCCGCCTACTGTCAACCAGTAGGGTTTCTCTTTCGAGCTCGACTTGCGTTTCGCGCGTCTCTCTGCCGAACTTGCGGCAGGGCCATAGCATCGCACTATTTTCTGGCAATAGTGTGAAGTGACGGGAGAGAGGGAGTCAGTAACTAGATACCCTTCCACTCGGTCAATGGCCGCGTCTGCGAGAGGTATGGTAGGATCCCGAGACGTAAGATGGAGCTTGCGCCAGGACCGCAAGGGATCCTGGATGCTAGTCGAGGTGTTCAGAGGATCGACGAAAACCCGACCAAGAAAGCAGACACCCATGTCAGGGGCGTAGGGCTCAATCTTGATCTTCATCCCAAGATCCTCGGCGACTCGGGCTACAGCGGTTTTGTAGATCCTGTCGTCGAGTCCGTCGTCGCCGCACTTCGGCCCGATGCACATGCGTGCTTCCTCATGCGTGAGGTCAGGCCGTGTGATGCGTATAGCACAGTAAGCGACGAACGCGTTGAGTTGGGTTGTTCCGTCGGTGGTCAATGGACCTCCGCTCTTGACCCCTACGCCTGCATCATAGCGCAGGCCGAAGCTCTTGGACCGAGCGGGGCACACCACCGACATGTCGGTGTGGCGCCGCAGCTCGGGCAAGTACTCGGCGCCGAAGTAGCGCAAGTAGGGGGCATTGATCACGTGCCGTTGAGCCCATTCAGAAGTGCGTCCATCCAGGTTGTCATAATCCGTCTCCATCGTCTGGTCGACAGAGGCGACGAAATCCTGGATCTTCGCTGCGATCTCACCCGGGGTACTTCCAGGGCAAAACCAGTGCGAGTTCACATCCTTCCAGAGGACCTGCTCCCGAAAAGCATTCGAGAAGCATCCGAACTGGAGGAGGTAACGCATGTCAGCGAAGGACGAGATAATTCTTGGATTTTTCATGCAGGGCTCGTTCTTGATGAAGGCTTCGATCAATTTGCGGGGTTCCATATCGGCAGTCTCCCAGATCTGTTTGATCGCCAGAGTCTGGGAAGGCTTGTCAAGGCGTTCACGACATTCCTCTAGTGTGAGTGGGACCCCTACCCCAACTTCCGGGACTAGGAGGCGGACCCACTCTTCAGCGAACGCTTGGATCCGCTTCGGAGGAACTTTGTGGTTGGCGACCTTTTCAACACGCCTGTCCAGGGAGATGGTGAGCGCTTCCCATCGTTTAATTTGGGGAACACAGTTCTCATCCGAGACTAGCGGACTGCCGTATGACCGGAAGCTCACGTCAGGAACGTCAGCTTCCATGGCGGCTGGCCAATGGACTTTAACCCCGATGGGCCTTGCTATCCGTGGACTTATCGTCAAGTCCAGGGGTTTTCCCAGGTAGTATTGGGAAATCAGAGCTAGCTTACTCGGCTCGCGGTAACCCATCCCCAGCATACGCGAGGAGACGGATTGAGCCGAAGACAAACCCATGATCACGTCGAAATCAAGTTTCGACATTCGCACGCTGGCGTCAGCGCCCTCTCGGCCGACACTGATCTCCAACTCCGTACCGGTGATGGAGACCAGCGTGTTCCAGCCTGGGCGTTTGTCGTCAGCGTATCGGACCCTCTGCAGCGTCCTCGCGTGGATATCCATGGGTAGCCATCGTAGGTGCCAGCATGAAAACTGCGGTAGGCACCATACGAGTGCTCTGTGGGGGCAAGAGTCCCACGGCCTAGAGTGGTGGATCTTCTGATAGACGATCTTTTCGAGGCCCACGTATGCCAAAACTCTTGAGAAGAGTGAAGCACGTGGGGCGCTCGCTATCAGGTACTCCCCGAAGCCGCACCAGTCCCACACCCCATGTCTCCAGGGGGTGCCTCCGCTAACTTCGTAACTGACAACGTTGTTGTCAATCCGGAAGCGGCTCTCTCCATCAACCCCCGACACATCCACAGGGTTGAAGGTGTGGAATATGACGGGACGGCCATAGCCGAGTAGCTTGGACGGATCCTCGATATAGTAGTCGACGTCAATGCCGACCACCACGCTATTGGGTGAGGGTTCGTCCAGCACACAAGGACCATGCAGGTCAGAGACGGCATAATGCTGGTGTATAGCTTGATCTGTGGAGGACTGGTGAGCAGGGGATATCTCTATCTTCGATGCACCAAGCGCGGAGATAGCGCTTGAGATCAATCTCCGCGCGTCGTCGCGGACAGCTCCGCAAATGGGGTGTCCGTTGTCCTGATGGCGGCGTGGTGTAGTAGATAGCATGGAAGAAAGAGGGTACCACTCGATGGTTTGGTTAGTCCGTGTGAAATCAACTAGGGCTCTTTGCAGAGCCCTCAAGAAGCGATTGCATTCTGCCACCGGGTATGGGCCGATTCCCATATAGCCGGTGACACTCCGTCTGTGCGTCCAACCATAGTGGATCGCCAGGGCGGCTACTCCGCCGACAGCCAGCGATTTGACATTGTCGGGGAGAGCATCTCGTAGAGTGGATAATATACCCATTAGATCAGGTAATTGTCGTAGAAGCAATAGTTTAAGATTCTGT